ATAACCAAGCATTTTAGATAGTTCGATTGTTTCCGGTGTGAGCGTTTTGGTCCCGGCGATTTTCGCTAAGATTTTCCCGGTGTTGTCCATAGGGACAATTCGACGCTGCCCGTAGTTCTCCGTTATCCGTACTTTAATCTGTTCCATAATATTCACTCCGTTATGATAATGTAAATATAATTCATTGAATTAGAGAATACAAGTTTTTTCTTTTGTTTGTTTTCAATGGTTTATATGTCCGAATCTAAAATAGTTTCATGAGATGTGTATGAGATGGACATGAGATGGACATGAGAATACCATACTCATGTACTCTTACACTTCCACTTTTGTCGAACTCTTGCTCCACTCAGGAGCCACTCAAGGCTACCAATGTGGCATGAGAATTGCCTTGCAAAAACTATGCCACTTATGTCCACTCATGTTGGCATGAGAATTGCATTGATGCAAGAACCATGCCAGTTTTGACTACTTAAGTTGGCATGAGAATTGCATGAGAAGCACCGGGGAGGGACCCCTTGTGGACAGCACTTTGTTTATATACACTCAGGCCCACATGGGAAGGAATTTGGACTTGACATTATAAAATAACTATCACCCATGTAAATTTAATGCTTGACAAGAGTGGGAAATCGGGGTACAAACCAAAGGGGTTGACTTTAGTCTTAAAATATGTTATAATGTAGCTATACATTAAATGATAACTTAAGTGGAACTTAAGCAATCGAGATCAAACTTTAATTATTATCATTAAGTTAAATTTCTCACCCACTTAAATACACTTAAGTTGATGTCTTCCGTTACAGTTTATCTAAAAGATAAAGAAAAAAGTTTAACGGGTAAAGATAAGGTATTGATATGTCTAACAAAAAAGATGGTTCCTCTGTTGAGGAGGATAAACCGGAAAAAAAGAAAAAGGGTAACCCTAACTTCTACAAAGGTATGCCGTCTTTAAATCCAGAGGGTAGGCCAAAGGGATCACTTAACAAGTATACTAAGCTATCCAGAGAGCTTATGTCCGTTAAAGGTCCAGAGATTGTAGACAAAGTTATAGAGTTAGCTTTAGAAGGCGATAGGCACTGCCTTAAGATGTGTCTAGATCGTATCATTCCAGTTTCCAAGGCTGTTGAAATAAGACATGAGCATGAAGATTTAGGCATTAACATTATTGTTGAATCTGTAAAAGCAATCGAACGGCAGGAGGAAGAGGAATATAAAACGATAGAGGGGGAAATTCTGGAGCATCAGGATGACTGATCTAAATGTCCAGCTTCACCCCGCTCAAATGCAAATCTTTAAAAATAAAAAAAGATTTAAAATAGCAAGCTGTGGCAGACGATTTGGTAAATCATACTTAGCAGCTTGGATGTTAATCATCAAAGCATTACAGTCTACTGATAAAGATGTATTCTACGTAGCCCCAACATTTCAACAAGCTAAAGATATTTTATGGGGCATTTTAAAAACTATCGGTCAAGACGTAATAAAATCCACTCATGAAAATACTGCAACCATTACTCTTATCAATGATCGTAAAATCTATTTGAAGGGAAGTGATCGACCAGATACGTTACGAGGTGTAGGTCTTTCCTACGTTGTGATGGATGAATACGCCTCAATGAAACCGGAAGTGTGGGAAATGATCTTACGTCCTACACTAGCAGATGTTAAAGGTGGTGCATTATTTATTGGAACACCATCAGGTAAAAACCACTTTCATAAACTATGGCTAGATGCTCAACTAGAGGAAAACGAAGAAGATTGGGAATCGTTTCAATTTACATCTAAAGATAATACATTTTTAGACCCAAAGGAAATTGATGCTGCTAAACGAACAATGTCTACTCAGGCATTTAGACAAGAGTTTGAAGCAACATTTGAATCATTTTCAGGCGGTGTATTTAAAGAGGAATGGGTTCGATACGCTGACGATAAAGTATTTGAAGATGATTCAGTTGTTTCAGGTCAATATGTTATCTCAGTTGATCCCGCAGGATTTGAACAGTCATCCAGAGAACGAGGTCTTAAATCTTCCAGGCTTGATGAAACAGCAATTTCCATTGTAAAAATATCTCAAGATGAATGGTACGTTAGAGATATACTACATGGTCGATGGGGCATTAAGGAAACAGCGGAAAAGATTTTAACAGCAGCGGAAGATGTTAGTGCAAGTATTGTTGGAATTGAATCTGGATCATTAAAAAATGCAATCATGCCCTACCTTGAAGATGAAATGCGTAGTAGAGGAAGTTGGATAAATGTTACAGACGTTACGCACGGTGGTAAGAAAAAGCAGGATCGTATTGTGTGGGCGCTTCAAGGCCGCATGGAACATGGTAAAATCCAGTTACGTAAAGCTGATTGGAATTATCACTTCATTTCACAAATGCTTGACTTCCCAAGTTCGTTATCTCATGACGATCTTTTGGACTCGTTAGCTTATATTGATCAAGTATCAGTTGCAGACTTTGCACAATCCATAGACTTAGACGAATGGGAACCATTAGATAATGTATCAGGATACTAACGACATCGCTTATAACGATCCGAAAGCATCTCTTGCTGCTTGGATTATGGATCGAATAGAGGCTTGGGAAGATCATCGTAATACAAACTACATGGAAAAGTGGGATGAATACTATCGTATTTGGCGAGGTGTTTGGTCTTATGAAGATAAAACTAGAGATTCGGAAAAGTCTAGATTAATTTCCCCAGCAACTCAACAAGCTATTGAAGCTACCGTAGCGGAACTTGAGGAAGCTATCTTTGGTAAGGAACAGTGGTTTGATGTACGTGATGATGTTGGAGATCAAAACCCCGTAGACATTGCTATAATTCGTAGAAACCTACAGGAAGATTTAAATCTTTATAAAGTTAAAGATGGTATTGTTGAGGCTCTACTAAACGGTGCAATCTACGGAACGGGTATTGCCAAGGTTAATGTTACTGAAGAAACAACTAGAGTTCCAATGGAATCTCCCATTCCCAATACTCTAACAACTGATACCGTTGTAAATGAAAAGGAAATTATCAAAGTTAAAATTGAGTCACTAACGCCTAAAGAATTTGTTATTGATCCCTGTGCTACTACTATTGAGGAAGCACTGGGTGTAGCTCAAATCGTTACCAAACCTAAATATGAAATTGTTGAGGCAGTTAAAGCTGGTATTTATGAAGACAAGCCTATTGGTAACTATGAGCAGATGGACTTAGGTTATGAAGATGAAATGGGATACGACAATTCAGATGACCACAAAGTTAAAATTATAGAGTATTGGGGTCGGGTTCCAGTAAAATACCTAGAGGAAAAAGATGAGGGTTTAGCCGATGAGTTTGACTATGATGAGGACGAACTGGTTGAAGCTGTAGTTGTTATTGCTAATGACCACTGTGTTCTTAAAGCAACTCGTAATCCTTATCTAATGGGTGATCGTCCATTTGTAGCTTATCAGCATGATCGTGTTCCAAATAAGTTCTGGGGAAGAGGTATTGCTGAAAAAGGTTACAATCCACAAAAGGCTCTTGATGCGGAACTACGCGCACGTATTGATGCGCTTGCGCTAACTACGCATCCGATGTTGGGTGTAGACGCTACACGTTTACCCCGTGGTGTTAAATTTGAAGTCAAGGCGGGTAAAACCATTCTTACGAATGGCGATCCACGTCAGACTCTAATGCCTTTGACCTTTGGGGATATCAGCCAGAATACGTTTAGAGAAGCCGCAGAGCTTGAGCGTATGGTGCAGATGGGTACTGGAGCAATGGATACCGCCAACTCTAATTTCTCCAACCCACGTAACTCAACCGCATCTGGTATGTCTATGCTTCAGGCAGCGTCCATCAAACGTCAAAAGCGCACCATTATGAACTTTCAGGAAAACTTCCTGATTCCTCTAGTTGAGAAAGCTGCTTTCCGTTACATGCAGTTTGATCCGACTAGATACCCTGCAAGTGATTATAAGTTTACCGCTTATTCCTCAATGGGTATTATGGCAAAGGAACTGGAGATGACACAAATGATCCAGTTGCTTTCCATGACACAACCGGGAACGCCCCCGTTTGCAATGCTTCTACTTTCCATATTTGAAAACAGTTCCCTATCGAACAGAGATCAAATGCAACAAGCTATTGCTCAAATGATGCAACCTGATCCACAAGCTCAACAAGTTCAACAGGTAGCACAACAACTTGAGCTTATGAAGTTGCAAATGGAAATTGAAGAGATGAAGGCAAGTGCAACTAAAGACATGGCTCATGCTGCTAAGTTCCAGAGTGAAGTTGTAGATAAGCAGTCTGAAGATGCTCTTGTTGAACGTCAAGCTGCATTGGCAGAGAAGATGGCTAGGATTGAAAAACTACGCATTGACACTGCAAATGTTAAGTCGGAAACAATACGTAATATTCCAGAGATTGAACATCTTCAATCGGAAACAATTCTTAATCTAGCCAAAGCACGTATGGCAAACTAAAGGAGTTTTAATTATGGCAATACCCTTAGTAGTAGCAGGAGCAGCGCGTTTAGTTCCTGTAGTTGTAAAAGGAGTTCGTTATCTTCTTTCACAAGGCGCGAAAAATAAAGTTAAACAAGCTGTTAAAACAAAAGGAAAAGATGCAGCCGCAAAAATCGCAAGAGCATCAGACCGTACTGGTAAAATTGCAAAAACTGTTGTCGGTAAAACAGAAAAAGGTAGACGTTCCGGTGCTGCTGTACGTAATAAAAAAGGTCAGCTTTCAGGCGTATCTAAAAAAGATCAAAATATAGCTAAAAATATTCGTCGTGGCGCAGTAGCCGCTGGAACAGGTGCCGGTATTGCCGCCGCTGCTTCTGGTAGAAATAATCGAAAAGCTGCTGCATCTTCAGGAAGCATAGATCAACGTGTTCAGTACGCTAAACCACCTAAAGTTAAAGCACCAGCTAAAGCTGCTAAGTCAAAGTTTGGTGTTGGTAATAGTAAAATGATTACGCACAATGGCAAGCCAATGGCTAATGTTAGCCGTGAACAACTAGATGCTACGGGTCTTAGTTTACGTGCATATATGAACTCATGGAATAACACAGGTAATCGCCCAACTAAAAATACCAAAAAGAAAAGTGCCGCCACTTAATATGACGGATAGAGAAGTATTAGAAAAACGAATTGACTTGTTTTCCTCAGAGGCATGGACAATCTTTACAAAAGAGCTAACGGACATGGCTCAGTCTTTGGAAAACATACAAACTATAGAAGACGAAAAAACTTTATTCCTCAGAAGAGGACAGGTAGATATTCTAAATATGATTATTAATTTAGAGGAGACTACCAAATTAGCACTGGATCAATTAGAATAATCTAATCCCAGTTATTGTGTAACCACTCCACAATCTTTATAGACGGAGGTCAGTATTATGAGTAGTGTAGTTGTTGAGGAGAAGGTCGAAACTCCCGAAGAAACGAACCAGTTTTCCGATATTCAAGCAGAAGAGACTCCGACTGAAATACAGGAGGAACAATCTCAAGAACCGGAACTCCCCGATAAATTTAAAGGCAAGTCGATTACAGACATTGTTAGTTCGTATGAAAACTTGGAAAAGGAATTGGGTAGGAAAGGCCAGGAAGTAGGTGAGCTTCGTCAGTTAACCGATCAAATTCTTAAGCAACAACTTACGACTAATCAAAGCGGGACTAACGAAGAGTCGCAAGAAGAA